CGCCGGGCTCGCGTACGCCGGGGCGGCTAGCCATGTCGGGTGACGTCGCATTCTGGGCGGCGCTGCTGCTAATGCTCACCGTGGCTACGGTGTGGCTTTGGCTGCGGCGCCGCCCGCGCGCTGCACCGTATGGCGCGAACCCGAACCCGGCATACATCACCGATGAAATGTGGTGGCTGTGGCAACAGCTGCAAGCGCTCGAGCCGTCATCGCAGCTCGGCGGCATCTACGCGAACAAGCCCGGCTATCACAACGCGCGCAACAATCTGCCGGCATGGGACTACTCCGTCATGGACAACCCGCCCGATTGGGGCGGCCCTGGCGACAAGGCGGCCGCGATCGACTGGACGTTTCCGGACGCGCAAGCCGGCGACTATTCGACGATCGCGCTGTACACACAGCGGCTGTTGGCATCGGCGCAAGATCCGGCCGACCCGCGGCTCGACGGCTGGCGCGAGTTCTACGGCAACGCCGACGACGACAGCTACGTCGAAGGATGGGACATCCGCTACGGCTGCCCGGCGACGTCGGACGATTCGCATCTGTGGCATATCCATGTCAGCGAAAACCGTGACCAGACGACCAGTCTGGCGAACAAGCAAGCGCTGCTGTCGGTGCTACGCGGTGAACCTCTGACCGTGTGGCTCGGCGGCATGGAAGGTGGCACCGTGATACTCAGCTGTCCGACCGACCCGAACCGACTCGACCTGTTCTACGTCGGCCCGAACGGTCAAGTGTGGCACCGGTGGTACACGTCCGGCGGCATGAATGCGCTGTGGACGGGCAAGGGCGCCGCCGAGAATCTCAGCGGCCGCATCATCGTCGGCACGCTGTCCGCGTCATGGAAGCCGGACGGGTCCGCGATCAACATCGTCGGGTTGGGCGACGTCGACGACGACCCGGCCCCGGCCGGCTGCGGCCAGTATTGGGGGTACGAGTTGGGCCGGTCGGGCGTCAAATCCGGTTGGGGGTCGCTGACCAACGTGTACGGGCAACGCCCATGAACACGGTCGAGATCGACGAATGGCTGACGCATCTGCAGACCGAAGTCGAGTCGGTCGGCGACCAGCTGCACCAGCTGATCACCGCACTGATCGCGCTCGGCGTGCTCGCGGTCGCGGTCGCGGGCGGCGTCGCGCTCGCGGTGTACCTGTACTGACATGCCGCGCGACAAGGGCGCGCTGTTCGATCTGCCGGCCGGACGGATGGGCCGGGTCGAGCGGGCGCTCAACACGGCGATCGCGGCCGCCCGCCGCGACGGCGCGCTGATCGACGTCGACACCGGCGCGCTCACACTCGCCCGGTCGCAAGCCCGCGGCGTCGACCTGGCCGAAGCCGCCCGCGACGTGTGGGCGCTGGCACGCATCGGCGGCGAACTGCGCGAAACGATGATCCGGCTACGGCTCGACCCGGTCTCGCGCGGCGCGTCCAGAGACCAGCTGGCGGACTTCCTTGCCTCACTCACCGAACCAAGCCCGCCCGCCGCCGGAGACCAAACTCCGATGGGCGACGCCCCGAACGCTTAGCCGGCCGACGTTCGGCCCGGCCGTCGGCAAGGTACAGACCGCGCTCGGCTGGTCGCCGATGCCATGGCAGACGTACACGAACGACGTCGCGCACGAACTGCTGCCGTCGGGCGAATGGGCGTACCCGATCGTCGTGATCACCGTGCAGCGCCAGGCCGGTAAGACGGCGCTGGTCGCCGGATCGTCGACGCACCGGTGTCTGTCCGGCCCGGACCGCGAATGCTGGTACACCGCGCAGCACCGGGCCGACGCGCGCGACAACTTCATGAAGCTCGCGAAGAAGATCCGGCGCTCGCCGTTCGCGCCGCCCTTCGCGAAGATCCGCGAGTCGAACGGGTCGGAGTCGATCAGCTTTCCGACCGGGTCGGCGTACGGGCTATTCGCCCCGTCAGAGGAAGCGCTGCACGGCAAGGCGACCGCGAAGGTCGACATCGACGAAGTCTGGACATTCAACCAAGTCGAGGGCGACGCGCTGCTGCAAGCGATCATGCCGACGTTCGCCACGGTCGACGGGCAGCTGTGGATCTACTCGACCGCCGGCACCGCCGAGTCGACCTGGCTGCGCGCGCTGGTCGACGCCGGCCGGCTGGCAGCCGAATCCGGCGCGACGACCGGCATGGCCTACTTCGAAAGCTCGATACCCGACGACGTCGACCCGGCCGACCTGGCCGCCGTCGCCGCCCACCATCCGGCGACCGGCTACACGCTGCGGCCGCGCGCGCTCGCCGACGCCGCCCGGATCATGAAGCCGGGCGAGTTCGCCCGGGCGTACGGCAACCGATGGCCGGCCGGCGCCGCCGAGTCGGCGATACCGGCGCTGATCTGGTCGCTGCAGACCGACACGGCGACCGCGCTGCCCGGCCCGGGCGGCGCCGCGATCGCGTTCGAGGTCGGGCAGGGCGGCGCCGACGCGGCCATCGTCGCCGGCTGGCGCGACCCGGCCGGCATGGCACACGTCGAACTGCTCGACGTCCGCGACGGCACCAGCTGGTTGCCCGCCCGGATGGCCGCGCTGGCGGCCGCGCTCGAGCCGCGGGCGACCGTGTACGACCGGCTCGGCCCGGCCGTCGCGGTCGGCGACGAAGTGACCCGGGCCGGCGTCGACGCCCAACCCGCCACATTCGATGATCTTGCCGGGGCGGCGTCGGCGTTCCTGGCCGGGCTCGCCGAGCGCCGGCTGTGGTACCGGCCGCATCCGGCGCTCGACGCCGCGGTCGCGGCCGCGGTGCGCCGCGACGTCGGCGACCGATGGGTATGGGGCCGGAAGGGTGCCTACAGTGTCGCGGCGCTGATAGCCGCTACGCTCGCCGTGTGGGCATTCGATCACGCCCCGCCGCCGCCGGAACCCTTCCACGTGCGGTGAGCGTATGAGCAAGCGCCGGGCTCGAGCACCGCCGCACCGCACCGCCCGTCAAGGCGGCATCGCACCGGCCGTGCTCGACGGACCCGGCGCGACACAGCCGTTCAACCGGGTCGTGTGGCCATGGGAAGCGATCGCGGGCATGCCGCTCGTGTGGGATTCGATCAGCGCCGCGCGGCTGCCATCGGTCGCCCGGGCGGTGTCGATCTACTCCGGGCAGATCCGGCAAGCGCCGATGGACGATTACAAAGGCATCGCGCCGCTGACGCGGCCGCCGCTGCTCGACCAGCCGGACCCGGCGCAGCCCGGGTCGGCGTGGTTCGTCGGCTGCCAGGTAGAAGACTATCTATACAACGGCAACGCTGTGCACTACGTGACCGCCCGCGACGCGACGACCGGATGGCCGACGGCGTGCACGTGGATACCGGCGGCATGGATCACGATCGCGTGCCCGCCCCGCCGGTACGACAAGCCGACATACATGCTCAACGGCGATGAGTTGCCGGCCGCGAACGTGGTGCACGTCAAGCGCTCGGCTGACCGGTGGTGCCCGGCCCGCGGCGTCGGCGTCGTCGAACAGCACGTCGCGACACTCGACCGGGTCGCCATGCAAGAACAGTACGAACGCAACAACCTCTCGGAGGGCGCCGTACCGTCGGCCGCGGTGATCACACCGAACCCGCGGCTAGGGCAGAACGAAGCCGACACCGCCAAGATCGAATGGCTCGAGAAGTTCGTCGGCCCCGGGCGCAAGCCGGCGATCCTGCCGGCCGGCACACAGATTGTGCCGCTGGGCTGGTCGCCCGCCGATTCGCAGCTCGACGAAGCGCGCAAGCTCGCGCTGGTCGACGTCGCGAACCTGTTCAATCTCGACCCGTACTGGTTGGGCGGTCCGACGTCGTCGCTGACGTACCGGTCGCCCGGGCCGATGTACACGCACCTGCTGCGGATCTCGCTCGGCCCGGTCATCACCGACTTCGAACAGACGTGGTCGCAAGCGTGGTTGCCGCGCGGCCGCCGGGTCGTGTTCGACCGCGAAGTGCTGCAGCGCGACGACGTCGCGTCGACGGTGCACATGCTCGCCGAAGCGGTCGCGGCCGGGCTGATGTCCATCGACGAAGCGCGCGCGTACCTGAAACTGCCCGCATCACCGGCTGGCGCGACCGTGACGTCGCCGGTCGACACGGAGGTAACGCCATGAGTACACCGACCCGCTACCGGCGCCAGGTCGACGGCGGCAATCGCGAAGTGCGCATCATCGCCGCCGGGCTGGCGTTGACCGAAGTCGAGACCAATACCGGCTACACGATGATGCACGGCAAGGCGGCACCGTACGGCGAGATCGGCCGCCGGTCATTCTTCAATGAAGTGTGGGCCGACGGGCTGTTCGACGAATCGATCGCGACCGCGTCGGCGAAGCTGCCGCTGATGATCTTCCATGACGACATGACCTGGCCGATCGGGTCGGCGACCGATTGGGATTCCAAGCCGGGCGACGGGCTGTACGGCACATGGGCGCTCGACGACTCGGCCGAAGCGCAGCGCGCCGCGAAGCTCGCCGCCGACGGGCATCTGCCGTACCTCTCGGTCGGGTACTGGCCGCTGCTGTCGGAATGGGACATCACCGACATGGATGAATGGGACCCGGCGAACGCCGACACGCTCGACACGGTGACCCGGATCAAGGCACGGCTGATGGAAACGTCGCTCGTGCCCGTGCCGCTGCACCATTCCGCGCAGGTCATGTTGGTCGCGTCGGCGGGCGGCGTGCCGCGCCGGCACCGCCCCGGACCCGGCCCGGCCCGACACGCCGACGCCCGTCCGGAGTTGGACCGCTGGCGCACGTGGCGGTCTAGCATCTGATCCGTACGGCTGTCCTACGCCGGGGACTAAGGACCAGAGGGTGACGTCGCGCCGGTAGTGCCATAGCCGATCTTGATCGGATCTCACTATGGGACTAGGGCCATGCCTAACGCCGTGCTCGAT